TTCCATTGTATCGTGTATTTATATCAAAAAGAATAATGCTAGAAGCAAAAGAAAAGGGCTGTTGCCAGCCCAGTTTCTTTTATACTTAAATCATTTAAGCATTATCAACTTGAATGATTACGTTTGCTTGCCAACCTGGTTGAGATGTCAATGGAGCGTTTGTTGGACTAACATATGGAGCACTCATCCAATATCTGTATTTGACATTGTTGAAATCGTGTACATGGAGGTTATCAATACGTGATACAGCAAATCCTTCTGTTACGCTTAGACGTGCGGCTGCGTTAGTTGCGACTGTTTGAGTAGCGCAACTTACAGTTACATTAGTTGCACTGTTTACAGCAACTACCGTTACATTTCCAGTTGGTAAGGCTGCTTGGTTAGCGGCTGCACCAGTAGAACGCATTTGATACCCCACTGTAGGAGCAACAATACCGGTTAGGTTAGCACCTGTCCAGGTTAGATAGGCATAGGCACGATTGTTGGTATATCCACTACCACCTGTACCAATGTTAGCTACGTTTACACCTGTAATAGTGGCCACATTAGCATAGATCACCATGGTATTTGCTACTGTTAATTCTGAAGATAGTTTATTCACTAAACTAGATGTCGTTACATTACCAAGGCCTGCGTTGGCACCAGCAATGTTAGCCACACGAAACTTCTTGCGACCTTTCTGTGCTGTAATATATCCAGTATCAACTGCGGCCGCAGTGCTTGTCAAATAGTATGTGCGAATTGCGGCATTTCCCAATTGAGCAATGTTTCCTGCGGTTCCACCCAAGTGATTACCGTTAATAGTGATTGTTCCAGTATAACGATCAACAACTGGATTTGGGTAAGTTACTGATGTGCTAGTACTTAGAGATTGTATTTTTAATTTTGCCATTTGGTTACTTCCTTTTGTTAGCGTTCTAGGCCGCCCAAGACTGGCTGTCCGGGAATTCTTATGAACAAATGTATTTATTGCGACTACCATAAATAACAATATGCGAGCATATGAATTCATAATTGAAAACGAGTTAGAAGAGGGTTGGCGAGAACGGACAGCAGGCCTGGCTGCGGGTGCCGCTATGGCCTATAGTGGGTATCACAATGCCACACATGAACCACAACCAGCACCTATAGTTGCTGCCGCACCAGTTCAACAGGCACAGAAACCATTTGCATCAGTTACCTACAATGATCAATCTAGAGAACCTGAAGTAACTCAATCACCAATAGCATCAGCTCCGGTATCACCCCCTACAGCTAACCCACCGCTAGAAAAAACATCAGCACTGGGTGACTATATTAAGAATTTTGCACAGTCAGAAGGCATGCGTGGCGCTGAACTGCATCACTTCATAAGTCAGATGGCGCACGAAACTTTAAACTTTACTAAGATGACTGAGAGAGGTTCAGCAAAAGCCTTTGAGAAAGCATATGGTGTTAAACATAATCCACACAAAGCTAAAAGACTAGGAAATGTTAGAGTCGGAGATGGTGAACGCTTTCGTGGACGGGGGTTTGTGCAATTAACAGGGCGTTATAACTATCGTATGGCAGGTCGAGCAGTAGGACTACCATTGGAACAGAATCCAGAGTTAGCTTCTAGACCTGATGTGGCGGCTCGCGTTGCTCTATGGTATTGGAATACACGGGTTAAATCTAAAATTTCTGACTTCAATAAGGCATCAGTTCAACAGGTCACTAACCCTATTAATCCCGGTCTCAAAGGTCTTAAGAGTAGACAGGATCAACTTAAACATCAAGGTATTAAATAAAAGTCAACAAAAAACCCGCCGAAGCGGGTTTTTTGATATTGCTTATTGCTATTACCAAATACAACAAATGAAATTTATTGAAATGATAAATTTGCAACCGAAATTTCTGAAAGGTAATCACCAGCATTGCCTAAAGAAGAGGCAGTATTGGTCAATTCGACGTACCCGTAACGCGTCATGAAGCCAACTACTGGTTCAAATGTAGCTGGATCTAGGACAACACCAGAGCTCATCAAAGGAATATAAGGGCAATAGAACGCGGCTGCATCAGCCTCGCTAGAACCTTTGTATCCAACTAGAACTGAGGTTGTATCATTTGCATATGCATCAACATAGATACGCATTGCACCGTTCAATGTTCCCACAAACTTAGTGTTTGTTGGAGCTTCGAATGTACCTTCTGTTGTACGAGCAAACGCACTAGTTGTTGCAGATTGTAACACTGTTAAGCTAGCTGAGCTAACGACTGCCCAGTTACCAGCACCACGACGTGTACGCTGTGCAATAAGGTTAGCCGCACGGTTGATAAGAACGGCCAAAGCGGCGTGTTCATCACCAACGAATGTTGCTGTACCAGAAACAGCGGATTGGTCGTATGCATAGTCTGTTGCAGACAAGCTACGTAGGGATCCTAGGATCTCCTGATCAATCTCAACTGTAATCTCTTGTGCAAGAGCAGCCATAATTTCTGCTTCGATGTCCAAACCGTGCATGGATTGTGCATCTTGAGCAGCTTCAAATGTCCAACGTGCAGACAATTTGCGTGTTTTGGCTTCAACGACCTGTTTCAAGATTTGAACGTTGATACGCTTACCTGGTGCACCTTCAAGTGCGCTAACGCTACTTGCGCGGCCTGTTGTGATACTACCAGAGTATGCTGTTGCAATCTTGAATGGGCTTAGTGCTTCATCACCAACGCTAACGCTGGTGTTGTATGGGCTAGGTGCCGATACACTGGCAGCATCTGCATAACGCACACGTAGTGTGTGGATCTGTCCAACTGGACCGGTCATTGGTTGTACACCAACGATCTCGTTAGCAATAACTGTTGGCATAACACGACGGATAACAGGTAGAATAACACGGTTAAGTGTTGCTACGTTACCAGCTTGTGTTGCACCTGCAGTTGCATTTTCAGCCAAGTGTCTGCGGGTGTTCTCGAGGATCACACCCATTGTAGTTCTACGCGAACCTTGTAGGCCTTCAAGCAGGGCTTCTTTGGTGTCGCCCCAACGGCCTTCTAATAGTTGTTGTGTCATTTTTTATTTCTCTCCTAGTAAGGGGTTATTTTAGCCCTGCTAAACGCTTGAGCTCAATCACATTATTATGATCTGTCGTTGCGCTGACCTTAGCAGATTTATCGCCTGTTACTTCTACACGACTCTCGCTCAACACTTGCTTATCGGCTTTAATGTTGTTGGTTGAGTTGTTTAAAACAGCAGGTAGATACTTTTCAAACGCAGACGAAAGTTTATTTGTCTGCACATTTTCGAGCAACTGAGTCATTACACTCTGTTTCTCTCTGTTTAGAGGTTTAAGTAACTCGTTAAGAGTTGCTTTACGCTCTTGTGATTCTTTTAATACACGAAGTTCACGGTCTTTTGATTCAACTAGAGTAGCTTTCTGGACGGCAATTGTCTTAGCTTCCAAAATTTGCTTATCTTTTGTTTGTATAGCTTTTGTTAAATCAGCGATTTGTTTATTCTCATTTAAGTGAGTGATAGCAAATTCACTAGCAAATGCTTCAAACAGACGGCGTCCAAAATTGTTCTCACGAGCAACTTGAATGTCTTCTTTGAGTTGAGTCAATTCAGACTCTAGGTTCTTGGTAACTGCCTCTTTGACCAGTTGTCCACTTTGAGCAACGAAGTTCTTTTGTAGCTGAGAGAGTTTACTTCTAGCTTCACGAACAAGTTTAACTTTTGTTGCGGCAATGTCCTTCTTGTCATTAGAAAATTCCTGAATTTCTTCAGCTAGTGCGTGGATCACAAATTTTTCTAGACGCTCGGTAGCGGTTTGTACTTGTTTGCGATCTTCACGTAATTCTTTGATTTCTTCTGCTAATTTCTTAACAAGGAAGTTATCAAATTTATTTACGTTCTCAACAATGTTCCTATTGAAGCGAACACGGTCTGCGGCTAACTGCTGTTTTTCTTCTGCAAATTCATTGATTTCTTTTTGGAGACTTTCTGTTACCATTTTATCCAGAGCTTCGACCATCGCACCTTTATCGTGTTCATAACGTCCTGCAAACTCCTCACGCATTTCTGCACGGATCTGTTCGCGGGCTTCATTTAATTTGGATTCCCACGCTTCGTTAATCTGATTGCGGGTTTCTTCATTAATGATTCCGTTATCTACTAATGGTTTGATAGCGTCAAACATGGATCATTCTCCTGTTAAATTTTTAAGTCTTTGATGAGGCGTTTTACTTCCTCAGCCAAATACTTCTGTACCTTTTGATTTGCACCGGCATCCTTTGCCATATCGAGAACCCTATGTCCATGACGCATACCCATAAGACCTTCATAAACTGCCTTAGGATAAGCATTAGGCGCACTGGGTTGTGCAACTATATCAACTGTGACGATTTCAAAGTCACTTACGTGTCCAGAGCTTTCATTAACGTTTCCGCTACCTCTGCTCGACACGCCTAACTTAACTCCGCTTTGTAGCATCGTTGTTACTAATTGTCCCATTGGTGTGGGCAATATCTTTAATTTACCAAATCCGTTAGGGCCATCCATCCACATATCTGTAATCATATGGCACACACGGTCTAGGTTAATTTTTAAATCATCAGGATGGTCTAGTTCGCCTAAGACGCTATAACCTTCCTTGATCTGTTGGGCAATGGTATCAACTGCTCGTCCAATTTCATCTGTAGGGTATACTCTCTGGTTGGCGTTTTTAACACCTCCCTGAATGAATATACCCTTCATATAGAGACTCTTACCTTTGCCGTCCGTGGAATCCTCAGAGAGGAGCTCCATACGGGCATTGTCAAATGTTAAATGTTCTCTAAGCAGATTCATACATTAATCCCAATTAGCGTACTGTACTTGTGATAGGACCCTTCTTGTTGAGACTAGGCTTATCACCACCTGTTCCAACTGTCTTACCTGATTCAGAACCTTTCTTCTCAGCACCGTGGCCACCGTCTGCACTCCCGTCCCAAACTTTCTTCTTACCTGGGGCGTTCTTGAACTTATCGGCACCTGGAAGTTTTCCTTCTTTCTTGGAATACTCATTGCTTGGCTTAGGAATAGCTTTGTTATCTGGATTTTGTTCAGAACCACCTTTAGCTGTGTTAGCTGTTGTTCCGCCCATGTCGTTCTTACCAGCGACAGTACTTTTTGTGTTAACTGATGGCTCATCACCGCCTGTTCCCACTGTTTTGCCTTCACCTTTGGCTGGATCTTGACTGTAAATGTCGCCAATTTTGTCAACGTATTCACGTAGCCACTCGGACTCAGTCATTTTCTTTTTCTTGTCGGTAGCTTTTTTATCAGCAGCTTTTTTATCAGCTTTCTTATCTTCTTTGGATTCCATGTATGTCATTTCGTCCATGTCGTTCTCTGGTGTGTCCATATCACCCATTGAATCACCTGCTATTTCATGGGCAATTGGTTCACCACCGTGTGCATCAGGATTTTGCTCTTCTTCTGCTTCTTCACCGGCAAGTAGTTTATCAAATTTGGCTTGTAGGTCGTCTAGTGCTGTGGAAATGTCTTGTACATCACCCTTTGTTGCTGGCTCTGAACTTTCATCTTCATCATCAACCTCACTACCCATATCATCTTCTGGTTCGTCAGTTAAATCACCGCCAAATCCATCTTCTTCACCATCTTCATCTTCTTCAGAATCTTCTTCGTCGTCTTCTTCCATTCCTGGAACACCGCCCAACTCTGAGTTCTCTTCCATGCCTTCTTCGTCGTTAGTGACTTCGTCGGCTAAACTTTCAATTTGATTACCACCAATGTTTTCTTCGAGGTCTTCTTCATCGTCCTCTTCTTCTTCTTCATCATCAAGCATTGATTCATAAATTTCACGGGACTTGGCCACAACAATACTGTGGAATAGTTCGCGAGCTTTTTCTTCCTGCTCGTTAATGATATAATCAATTAGTTGTTCGTATTTTGACATATTTGTTTTTCCTTTATAAAAATATGTAATTTGAATTCTGTATAGTATTTACAAAATATGCGTAAATTTAGGGTTATATGGGTGTTTTTTGGCGTCTTTGACAGAACTATTGTTGCGGTAAGCCGCTTTCAGCAGGTGCAGGCTGTTTATACTGCCCTGAAACCTTGTCTAACTTCTTCTCATGCTCTAACTTTCTAACATCGTTCATGACTCTGAGCTTATTTAATCTATCTAGAGT